TATCGGACCCTAAGAGTCCGGAACAAACCTATCAGCATAGGTTGACATACGACCTGCCAGTCGTGAGCCTTCAGAAAAGGCTACCTTCATTGAAGGACCTGAGTTAATCAGGTTCATGTTGGAGATATCATCTCCAACATATATCCAGCCGGAAAACCCTCTGGTAACTGCTCTCTCGAGCAGGGCAACAGACTTGAAACGCTGTCGACCAAGCGCAGAAAGAGCTTGGATGTCTTCCTCGCGGAAGACCTTCTTCCAAAATCTGGAAGATTGCTTCAACCAAACGTTGAAGGTTCTTGACTCCTTTTTGTAGTCACCTTTCAGAAATTTCTGAAAGTTTAAAACCCGCTCGATTTCGGTGGGTAGTGACTGTAAGGTCACAAAGCCAACTCTGCTGGCTTCATTCTCCAATGAGGAGAAATCGTACTTTTTCGTGTACGGATCCGGTGGAACTTCCACCGAATACACCTCTCGAAGAAGTGTGACAATGAAATCATCATTGTAAATAGAGTTACCCTTAACTCTGGATTCTCCGGGAAGTGCCCGGGAATAAGACTCAAAGATTTCTTTGAGTACCGGCGAGACATCGCTGGAAATGCCATGTTTAACCCTGGCATTAAGACTGGACAAACCGTTCAGTGTAACGAATCGATCCGATTCGGAAGGTAATTCAAGTACCTTAAAAATGTAGCCAATATAAGGCCACATAAACGACGGCATAATGCTGTCGACTATGGGAAGACCCATACCTCCACAACATGGTGGAAGATAAATAGGCAACTTACATGCCTCATTACGAATTATTCCGTAATTGTAACATCTGTCAAAGATGTTTCGGAAATAGCTAAGTATAGCTATCTTGAGAAATTTATTCTCAAAGTAATCAAGCTGATTACTCAACATCCTTCCTTTACCGAGGATGGAACTCCGATTCTCGGAGTGTTCACGGCTCATGGTCGTGAGGAGACGTGACTTAATCACGTCTACGTACTCAATCGTACGTTTCCCATTATCATTCTTAATAATGGCGTGATCTTCACAGAAGATCATTATTCTCCGGGACATTCCGTCCTTCGAGGAGAATTGCCAACCC